TCCATCGCTACGCGCTGGGCGGACGTGCCGTACTCGTTCGCAGGCTGCGAAGACATATTCGGAGCGCGCTGGAACGCGATACCGAGGCCAGACTTCTCCCAAAGGAAGAACTGAGCGTCTGCGAGACCGTTGTGTACGATCACGGGGATGCCGTAAACGCGACCGATCACGCCATTCGGAACGACGGCAGATCCATAGATGTCGGCGCGGGTGAACTCATCCACCTTAAGCATCGCAGTTTCTTGTGCGGGCGAGATGGCAAAGAGGCACATACCGAGATCGCCATCGCGCTTAAGGATCGCTTCGCGCATTTCGAGGACGATGTTACGGCTAATGTTACCGGCCGTGGTCGTGGCCACAGCGACAGCCTCTGCCTTTGTGATGATCGCCGTGTCGACATATCGGCCATGAGCCGAGGCCGCGCGACGGGCATTCTCGATCTGAGCATCGATCATCGTCTGGACCTCGTCCATGCTGTCGACGATCCATGCCACATAGGCGTTCTGATCCAGGTCGATGGTGTCTACGGACGATGTCAGCGCGGTGGCATCGCCAGCGGCGCCAGATGCGCGGTCCACGACGGTGAAGCTCGTGAGCTTCGGAACCTTAACGGACTTCGCGCCCTTGCCCGCATATACGGATAGGTCCGTGACGAACGGCACCAGTTTGGCCGCGAATTTCAATTCCTTCTGCACGATCGCAGCGATCACATCCTGCTTGGTTGCACTGAGTTCGGTATTGCCGGTAATAGCGTCAGCCATTTTTTCTCCCTAAATAGATTTGGCCAGCGCGATCAACTCATCCATGCTTTTTGTGGAGAGATCCCTCGTCGCCGGTTTGGTTTGTTTTGTCGTGCTCGGAATGCCATCCCTCACCGCCGGCGTCGGACGACCATACAGATAAGGATATTTCTGTCTGGCCTTTTCGAGCACTGCTTTGAGAGATTCTGGAGTCACCGAGTAGTCCTCCTGCGACACATCCAGCTCATTGATCAAGCGATCGGCGGTTGCCAGCTTGATCAGATCCGTGACATTTGCACAACCCTCAGATGCGGCGGACGCTGCGAGCTGGTTAGAGACCTTGTCGTAGGCTAACTGAGCCTCACGCTTTTTCGTTGCCTCTTCCATCTCGACGAGCTTTTTCTGCGTGGCCTCGTACATTTCTTTGTACTTACCCTGCTCCTGCATCTGCGCGCTCCGCATGTTCTCTATCTCTTTTTGGAGCTTCTGATTTTCCTCAGAGAGCGTTGCCGCTTTCTTTCGGAACTTCTTATTCTCCGCCGAGACGTCGACCAGCTTTCGCGTCAGATCCTTCGGATCATGCTCGACTCGGATTTCTTGATCTGAATTCCCATCACTGACTGACTCGTCAGAAGATGCGCGTCCTGACTCGGACGATGTGTCACCTGCCATTATAGACCTCCTCTATGATCGGATCAATACTACCTGCGCTTAAGCTTTCGTCTGATGTCCGCGATTGCCATCCGCCTCAGACGGTCTCGACCGACTCGGTCCAGACCGAGGAATGGACGACCATCTTTCGCAACCTTTACGGCCACTTCTGCGTTCGTCAGCTCGCTATCTGTGCGTGGTGTATCATCCACGAACACTGTAGCCCGTCCAGAGATTCCGTCAACCGTCGTTTTAAGAGCATTGAGCATCTGACCAGTGAAGGTGAGGTTCGAGCGCGCTGCCGAGAAAAACTCACCGAGCTTTGGTAGATCTTTTGTCTTCGCTCCACGCTTAAGTCCTTTTGCAGACTTACCTTTTCCTAATCTCTGTAGACGTCGGCGATACTCGATGTACTTTGGGGATAGAGGTTTTAGTTTCTCAGGATCGCCTTCCGGTCGCCGGCCGGACAGAGAATATCCGCGCTTAGTGTACTGATAGATTCTCAATTTGAGGAATCCCGCCATCTCGCGGAGGAGCCTGGTATCTTTCAATGCTTTGCGTAACGTGACCTCGACCTTATCCAGCTTCGACCGGATATCGACCTTAGCCACTCTCTAACTCCGAGTTTAATTGATCGATCAGGTCTGTGACGACCTGGTCCAGTTGTTGGCGAGTGGAGGCATTCTCGATGGCGTCCACCTGCTTCGCCTGCGTCTCGAACTCGCTGGCGATCTTTTCGAGCTCTGATTTTGGCAGGCCAAGGAAGTCGCGCTTTTTCACTTTGCCATCCAGAACGGGATGTCCCTGCATACCTGAGATATGCCCATAGGCTTTCGTGTTTTGTTCCGAGTCGTCGTACCCGATCGTCAGCGTCCTAGCTGTCTGATCGACAATCGTCAGACTGCCGAGCATGTCTCCAGTCTGTGTGAGGTTGACCTCTTTCTGTCCACCCTTGGTTACTTTGAACGCCAGAGAGGATCGATAGCTGGGAGAGTATGATCCCATCGATCTGCCATTCTTATCTATACCGGACTGCGTACGCTCGACGATGCGATCGATCACAGCCTGCCCGATGGCCTCTCTCGTAGAGCGAGAGACGTCGAGTCGCTCGCCGAAGAGATCGTCCAGATTAATTTTGAATTTGACCTGCGGTATCCGCGCCATCTACGTCACCGGAGTCCATAGTCGGAGTCGGCGAATTCTCTTGATCGATCTCAAGCAAAAGCTTTTCCGCCGCATCATCATTGATCCCCTCTATCGCCATGATCGCACGCTTGCGCGTCGTCAGACCATTCTCGAGCTTTTTGATCTCCGAGTCCTCAACCTCTGACTTGGACTGCGTCGCCTGTGGCCGGGCGAAACAAACCTCTACCTTTACATCGGAAGGTATCACGGCCTGATTTAGGTCTGGCTTCAGCGGCTCGATTCCGGCCTGTATCGTTGCACCCTGAAGTAGGTTTGACCAGGCGACGAAGAGATCGAGGATCTCCTGCTCTTTAACCCGATAGAGCTCCATATCATCCTGTGATGCCTCGAATTGCTCGATCATTGCGAGCAGGCGTTCGAAGCCAGAGGCGTATCTCTGTCCCTCTCCCTTTCCAGTCACGGTTTTTGGATCAATCCCTTGGCTGGTGAGAAATAGCGAGAGGTACGTCTCGAGCAAAGAGAGTGCAGCCTCGAGATCCGGTGACGGGTTGGCCCACTCGAAGCGCGCCTGCTGCTCTTTGTCCGAGTCGAGCTTGATATGCAGGATGCGATTCGGTCCGACGCTCACATCCTTTGGTGGCTCCTCCGAGTACACAATCGCCTGAGAATATCCCTGACGTTTGTTCACCTCGGCGGTGTCCGATAGGAGTACAGAAAAGTCGAGAGCAAAATCGATGATGTCGTTGCCCTGACGAACCCAGAATTCGAACTCTTTCTCGCAGGCGATGTCGACAAAGGGGAGGCGCTGGATCGGATTCGCAATGAGGGCGAGATCAGCCTCGGTCCGGATCATAACCTGCTGCCCGTACTGATCGATAATATTCCCTCGACTATCGGTGACGAAGTTCCATTCCGGAGTCCACCAGATGTATTTCTGTCCCTCGAGTGCTTTGAAGTCGTCGGAGTCGGCGATCACTGTATTGATCCCATCGGATACGTTCTGCGGGAGGTATGGGGAGGCGGTGGTCTGAGCATCAGCCTGCTGATGATAGAGGAGCGATCTATCATAGACGCTGATGATGTATCCGTAGGCTTTTTCAGGATCTCCGTCCATCGGGATCACGTCGTAGTGGTGAGGCAGAAGCACTCGAGGCTGAAGGACTCCATCTCGCGGGATGATCTGCACACACCCTTGCTGCTCGAGCTTATAGTATTTGTTTGATTTCTTCAAGTGCATGTCGAGGCCAGAAGACTCGTAGATCGCTTCGAGTTGCTTTGTCTCGTTCTCCGAGAGTGGAGTTTTATTCGGACGCTCGAAGGTCCTACTAGGCTTGCTCTTATAAAGCGATGCGCTCTTATCGATGATCCTCCGCCCAAGGTTGATCGACGAGATCACTCGCATGTCGTTGACTGTATTGACCGAGTATTCGCTCACGAGTTTTTCTTTAACGTATGTGGCCTGTCGCTTTGAGTAGATATCGAATCGTTTTAGAGACTCATTCTTCCGTCTCTGATTCTCAGATCCGTTGATCTCTTCTAGGATTCGCTTTCTCTCAACGGCCATTAGTACGTTCGGCATCATCATCTCCTGTATGTGGTGAAGGCTGGTCCACGATCCAGATCCGACAGCGTCCGCACGATCCCATACCCTAGAGCCGTCGTGACGTGCTGATAGTCCTTCGAGTCGTCCTCGATATAATCCGCACCGTCTTTGAGTTTGGTCAACATCAGTCCCTCGTGCACCTTCTCCGCTCCATCATACACGATGAGTCTCCGCTCTCCTTTAGCGTTTCGAAGCTGCGCGTTAACCTTATTGTGTCTCTCCCGGACCTTCGGGTTGGACAGCGGGACGGCCATCCTCCATTTGATCGAAGTTCCGTTCGTACGCTTGGCGTTCGATAGCCAGTTTTTGATGATCTCCCAGTCGTTGTGTCTGCTCCTCGTATCCCGATGCTTACCCGTTGCGTCACCATTGATCACGTAGGTGGTATCGGTATCGAGGAGCCCGCGTCCCATGCACTCTTCGAGCATGTCCTCGGTTCTCAGTCCTTCGACTACGCAGTCGGCGTAGACGTGAAAGGTTTTGTCCTTTTGCGTGTGCTGGAAGAAACAGGTGGAGAGCGGCTTTCCGTCGCCGATGTTA